GCCTCTACTACACAGGTTCGGGTGTCCTACAACACGCCTACGTCCTGCTTCTCCAAGCAATCACCAAATGCCGCACTACAGGTCTGTGTGTGGGATAGCTCCCCAGCCGGTTTCCCGCCTGGTTCTACCCAACTTCACTCAGAAACTGTTTTCCGGTTAGTTTCGGATCACCTTCCCTAGTCAAATTCTCAAGTGGCCCTACACGAGTTCGCTTCCAGTCTCGACGGATTATGTCCGTTAGTCGACTGGTCACTTTCGGCAATGCCGGGCGCACCCCCAGGACCCACGCGTCTTCGCGGAACTCAGCGAAGTTAAGTTCTGCCAGAACAGCGCTTACAGCGGCCCCCAGTTTACATGATGCGTCCCCTTTCGGGTAACACCGCACATGAGAATGTGACATCATAGGTAGGAATCTACCGTCCCCTCCGGTCGCCAACCACACAAACCATGGCACGACATTCACTTCTTGCATGGGTAGTAGCAATCCGAGTCCTGAGACTCTTCATGCCGCGACCCCATACCCCCCACGCTCTCTGAGTAGCTTGGCGGCGGCCCGAATTCCTCGACCTGAGTCGAGTAAATCAGGTTGTCCATCAAAGCCATCCGTTTTTCCTCCTTCTCTCTAGGCTGAGAAAACCAGAGTCTAAGTCGACGAGACTTCTCACTCTTTGTCTCCTGGGTCAGCCTACCCCTCCAACCCTCACGGACATTGAAGCAAAGGCTAGGGCGCCTAATTGCTGAAAGATCCAGGAAGTACCTGATGGTACTTCTTGTCTTGCAGGAATCAAACGTTAAGCCGAACTTCCATGAAGCCGTCTCCCTGGCATTCAAGACGCTAAGCTCCTGAGAAACAGCGGCCTCCTCGACCCACGTAGAGATCTCAGAAGAGATCGTCACATTGTGACCTACGGGGGCCGGGGGGCATTTGTACTCAGGCTTGACGCTCGGAGCCATCCGAAAGAGCTCAGAGAGCCTCGCAGCAAGACTACCCCTGAATCCCAACTCGAGAAGAGTCAATCTAGTTGACCTTAACGAACCGAGATGCCAGCGGAAAAAGACAACGCCCGCCCTGAAGCGGCGACCGTTTTTTAGTCCAGCTACGAACCCTTTGAACTCAAAGGCAAGAGAGTTCACGTACTGCGAAGACCGTAGTCTCCCGAAGCGAAGGGTGGGAATCACTCGAAGGTGTTCCCCCGCCCAACGAATCAGAGTACTGTTCAAAGAACCATACTCATCGGAGACAGACGTCTTAGTACGCTCGACCTCTAAACCCAACTTCCCAACCGTGTCCATCCAAACATCAGAGGTACGTTTTGCCGTCTGAAAAAGGATATCGTCCCCGTTGATCAAGCAAGGAACCTTTTCCGCAGCCGCAGGTCTTAAACCGTCAGTTCGCATGGCCCAAAGAAAGGCAAAGCGGTTCTGAAGACAAAGAAGTGGGAAGCTTAAAAAGCTCCCCATCATCTGACCTACTCGCGGTTCGATCCCACTCGGACAAAGCTTTTTGTGAAAAAGCGTTGGCCGAAGGATCTTTAAGGCTTCCTCACGAAGCGCAACAGGGACACAGATTGCGTTGGAAAGAAGGGTCCCCAAAATCTTCTCAGCTACTTCAATCGAC